CAAGAAATACATTTTTCATTCTTGTCGCGCTCTCTAATATAGGAATTAAACACTTTCAACGCTTCTTGATAGTAATCCATCCAAGTTTTCATTGATTGCTTCAATTCGCGTGTTTCTTTCCTTTGCTTTTTTTCTTCCAGCACCTTTGAATATTCAATTGCACAAATAGGTGAACAAACGGCTTGTAAAGGCTTCATTCTTTCAAATGGTGTTTTGCATTGTTTACATTTATAAAGTCGCTTAGATTTCTTCTTAGGCATCTTTTCGGCTTTGTGTTTGCATTCGTTGGAACAAAACTTTTGATTGAAATAAACAACTTCAAATTTTATCTTGCAAACTTTACACCGCATCATTAAATTTATTCAAATTTTTCAATCTTAAATTATAGCAATCTGATTTGTATTTCCAATTTCCAAAATCAATTTCACCTTCTTTTGCAAAAGTAGATTGTTCAAAAAAATTATTTTTAGATTTATAACCGGCCAAATAACATTTTTTATAATCGTATGTTATGTAAGTGAAAAAATAATAATCGCATTTTTGCCTTTTTTGTTCTGCTGGAATACTACAATTAAAATAATCTTTTGGTGAATAATTTGTTGCTTTTGTTTTTACATCAATTTTATAACCATCAATTATTAAATCATAATCAAACGTACTTTTTTTATTTATTTCAGCACCTTTGGAATTGTAAACATCAAAAACAATAATTTCACCAAGCGCACCGCGTAGATTTCCTTCACCTTTTGTAATTGAACCTTTTAATTCTTTAAATGAATAAAGTTTTTTTGCGCGTTCAATTTGTTCTTCTGAAATGTTTATTTCTTTCATAAATATATTTTGTTTTCTTCTTCCATCTGCTGGACCAAAAAATAATTCTGTTTAAATTCATCCGCATCCATTAAATAAATACCATTATCAGAAGCAAATTTGCGAAATCTTTCAATTGCAATATTCATTTCATCTTTTGAAATGTTTTTTGTGCTTTTTAAATCTTCACGAATTTCACCGGTTTTTTTATTGGTCCTTTCGTAAATAAATAATTCAGCGTTTACGGTTGCCTTGAAAATTGTTTGTTTAGTGTATTCTATTGTTTCACCGTATTCAACCGCAAAGATTGTTAGGATAGCGTGAAGATATGAATTTTGTTTAACTGAACGCATTGCTTTCTTTTCAGTCAATTCAATTTTCGCACCTTTTTCAATAAGTTGTGAAAGCTTTGTTTCGGCTTTCTTTGCTTCAAACGGTTTTGATAAGTCTAACAACATACAAGTTCTAAATCTAAGGCATTACAAATCTTTTCCAGGTTATGGAATCTAATTTGTTTATCACCGTTTATAAAAGTGCTTAATGTAGCATATCGAACACCGGAAGCTTGATGCAATTTCATCAAGTTCCAATCCAATTGTTTCATTCTGTTTTTTATAGTTTGTTTCATAGTTGTTTTTTATAGTTCTTCAAATATTTCATCAACTAAATCATAGGCTTCTTGAGTAAGTTTCAAAAATTGTCCGGATTGAATGTCTTTGTGATAATCTTCACCATTTGTTCCTAAACCTTCTAAATTAGCTTCTTCAACCCATTCCCAATTATTAACGGCCCATTTTCTCAAATCATAATAATAAATATCAATATTACCATCAATTATTTCGTGCATCCTTCCGTTATAATCTAATTGTTCATAAAGTTCTGAACCGTTGTCAAAATCTAAAATGTTAATTTCTAAATATTCGATTGCTTCTAAAATTTCGTTTTTCATTTTTTTTGTTTTTTAGTTTATAAATTAAAGGGGAATTTCACCCCTTTTTTGTTTTTTTAATATCCTAAAGCTTCAACCATTCCAGCAGCTAAATAATCTAAATAGTGAAAAATATCACCATTTAAAAAATCAATTTTTACTAAAGTTGTTTTTATTTGGTTGTGGTATTGTGTCGCTTCGTTTATGTAATCAATTAACATTTCATAAGTCAAACCAAAATGACCTTCTAAGTTTATGCAAGTATCTAAGCTTTTTCCTTTTTCTTCGATTAATGTAGTTAAGTAAGTTTTCATAATAATTTGTTTTTTTGTTTTTGTCTGTTACAAATATACGGTAAAACGTAAATACAAACCTAATTTTTTTACAATTATTTTCGCTTTTTAGTAAACTTTTTTCAACTTTTCAATGTTTATAGGCTTTTCAAGAGCAAAGTTTTTTTGTTAAATTTTCACATTTTTCAATAATCGTTCATTTATTCGCTTCAATTTCTTGATTTCTGCTTCCTGGATGCCAATTTGAACCGCTTGTTTTGTTATCATAGTTTCATTATTTTTCAATTCTGAAGCATAATCATTGTTTAATTCTACCAATGAACCAATGAATTTAATTGATTCGGTGATGTCGTTTATAATGTTTTGAGCATTGGCCGGAATAGGTTTCAATGCTTCATCTTTTGTTTTAGGTGCTTGGATTGTGTATTTTCTTTTTAAATCTTGAACAATCTTTTCCAATTTTGCTTTGTTTGTTATTATGTCTATAATCATTTTATTTGTTTTTTATTGCCACAAATCCAAACCGGGTTGTTCCCAATTTTCAACTTTTCCTTGTGGCTCAATTCTGTTATTAATATCAAAATCTTTATTTGGTGTTAATTGTTTTGGTTCTTTAATTGCTTCAATCTTTGCTGGTTTACTTCGTTCAGTTGCATAACGTTTCACGTTACCATTCACCGTTTGTTCGGTCGTGAAATATACCAATTTTTCAACATCAAATTGAAGTGATGTAAATCCAACATTTCCACAACTTCTCGGTTTAATTTTATGTACTGAAATGTCCGCGCTTGTTGTTTCGGTGCTTTCTCGGTGAACCGTTATCATACATTTGCCGGAGTTAAACCATTCTGAACCGCCTTTCAAATCGTATGGAGTTGGTGCTTTCCTTTTTCCATTCTCTTTTTCTGTTAGCTTTGGATGTATTACCGTGTGAATGTGCAAATTATTATCTTCTGCGGTTTGGTTTCTGTAAGGCAATACGGCCTCGAGATACATTGCATAACCGCCATATTCATTGTAAGGGTGTGACATATCCTTCCAGGAATCAATTGAAGCGGTTTGTATTTCGTCTTTCATACTTGCCGCCAAATCATAAAATTCAAAAGGAGTTAATTTTGCTTTCACATCGGCTTTTGTTAATACTTTGAAGTGTTCCAATAACCATTCAGTTTCTCGGTAAATATCTTTATCCGAAATAACATTTTTATATTTTGGATTAAAACATTTCGCGGTTTTCTTGTGTAGCAAATCTGCAATTATTTCAACATTGCTTCCAACATCCGGAAAATAAACAAGGTGTTTCCAGCCGTAATACAAAGAAGTATTTAAAAGCAATTCCATTAATACTTGCGTTTTTCCACTTCGTGGGAATCCGGTCCAATCGGTACACGTTCCTAATTGCATTGTGTATAAATCGTTTAAATTCTCAAAACCTAAATACTTGCCTTTTTCATTATACGTGTCGCGGTACTCAATTAATGCTTCAGTAACTTCAAACGCTTTTGTAATTTTAAATCCTTTCTTCATTAGTCAAAAGTATTTAAGCGTTTAACCTTTGATTTATAAGTGCCGTTTAAATCTCTTTTATACCACGTTGAAAGTCTTGAAGCAATTCCAAAAGTTTTTTCTTTTTCGAATCTCATCTTTTTATCCTTCGGGCCGTGTTCGGTCCAATACATTTCAAAGTCAATAAAAAGGTGTTTAGGGTATTTACTCGGATTTGATTTATTAAAATCTGTTAATGATTGTCGAAAACTTTGTTTTCGTTTTAATATATCATTTACTTTCTCATTAACACTTACACTTACATTAACACTATCACTTACACTTACAGTTGATTTTGTTGAACTTTGTTGAACAGATTTAACACTTGTTGATTTTGTTGCTTTTTGTTTCTTTCTCGCTTCAGCACTCTTTTTTCCGGCTTCGGAACGTTTCACTTTTACATCTTCAAACTTTCTTAAATCGCGTTTTAACGCTTGTTTAATAGATTCAAATGCTAATTCCGTAACAAAGTCACCTTTCGGTTCTTCATCATTGCAATAAGCGTAAATGTGTTTAATAAGCAATCCAGCTTGTTCATCTGTTAGCTTTGAGAAAATACCGATTTGGTCGGTGTATAATACGAAAGATTTTTTGCCTTTGGCCATAGTAAGTTTTTTTATTCAAGTTGTTAAAAAAAATATAGTAGCAGGAACTTGAACCTCGTTGAACAACATCGCTAAATATTGACTACCTAACAAAAATACAAATTTATTTATACATTTCAATTACTTTTTGCATAATGTTTTGATGATGTTCTTTACTCTCTAAATCATATTCAACCAAATTATTTATTTGCTTAATTGAATGAACAATTGAACTATGGTGTTGGCCGAAATAATCAGCTATTTTTTGAAGGCTTAAATTATTAAATTCTTGTTTGAGAAAATAACTTGCAAATTGTCGAGCAACAATAATTTTTCTTTTCCTGGATTTGGATTTCATCATTTCCGTTGGTATTTCAAAATAATTAAATACTAATCTAATTAAATTTTCACATTTTTCCGGAGTTGGTTTATTTCTTTTGATTTCCAGCAAATGTTGTGTTGAAATTGTTGCTTTATATTCTTTAATTCCTTTTTCGTTTAAATAGTGTGCGTGATACATAATGTT